CGAAATGCCGACCATGCCAGCCAGGACGCGCTTGTCTCTGCCGTCCAGCAGATGGAGAGGGCTTTGGGCGGTTCCGGCAAGGTCAGTTTCAAGAAACTGGGTGCCGAGGTTACTGCCTACCAGAAAGCCCTTTCAGACCTGAAGGAGGCACAGGCGGTGTATGCGGACACCTATACGGCACTCATTGCCGCCCAGAAATCATACATTGAGGCGCAACAGTCCGGAACCGAACAGGAGAAGGAGTCCGCCCGGCAAGCCCTGGAAACGGCGCAGGCTAATGCCGATGCCGCGAGTGAGAATATAAACGCCTTGCAGGAAACGGCTGACAGTGCCCGGCAGTCCCTCTCGAATACTGCCTCCGGTCTGAAGACCAGTATGGAGAATGTGAGGGACGGATTGCAGCAGATTGCCTCCGGCAGTATCAGCGGGGCGTATAATGGCCTGATCACACTCGGCAAAGGTGCCAAGGAAGTGGACGGCAAACTGGGCGAGGCTTTCGGAAAGGTTTCCGAAACACTTGAGGATGTGCCTGTTGTCGGCTGGATTGTAAGTATTATAGACCTTTTCAAAGATGGTTTGAGTGTGGTCATCGGTGGCCTGCTCGACGCGGTGTTCAATGCCGTGAGCGGTATTCTTGACGATGTGCTTTCCGGTGATCTTTTTGTGACTATCGGAAAATCGCTGCTTTCCGGTGTGGGCAAGATATTCGACGCATTGACCTGGGGCGGATTTTCCTCCTGGACGACTTCAAGCAATGCCAAAGAGGTCCAGGAAACCATCGACCGGCTGACCGAGCGCAACGAGACCTTGCAGACGGCTATCGAGGACCTGACGGAGGAGATCAAGGCGAGCAAGGGTACAAAGTCCGTGGCCGCCTACCGGGATGCCTACAGGCTCCAGCAGGAGACGAACTCGAACTATCTGGACATGGCCATGTCGCAGGCCGGCTATCACGGTTCGCATCACAGCTGGAATTATTACTGGGGCGGTTTCTCACAGGAACAGATTGACCGTTTGAGCGGTCAGATCGGGCGTAGCTGGAACGGTGACATCTGGAACCTAAGTCCGGAGGAGATGAAGAAGTTGCGCAGTAACGTGGACATGTGGACGCAGATCCAGGATACCGGCAAGGGCGGATATGGAGGTCGTCTGACCGAGAAGCTGGATGACTATATCGACCAGGCGGGCAAGCTGGAGGAACTTACCGACCAGCTGTATGAAGGTCTCACCGGTATTTCCTTCGACAGCATGTACAGCAGTTTCGTGGATAACCTGATGGATATGAAGTATGATGCCGCAGCCGCGGCGGAGGACATATCCGAGTATTTCATGCGTGCGATGCTGTCAAACAAGATCGGTGAGCTGTATTCCGACAAGCTGAAAGGCTGGTGGGAGAAATTCGGCAAGGCGATGGAAGACAATGACCTTACAGAAGCCGAGCGTAAGGCCCTCCAGGACGAGTACATGAAGTATGTCGAGGAAGCCATCGCTCTTCGTGACAATCTTGCCGCGGCCACCGGGTACGATAACTCGGGCGGTACGAGCCAGAGCGCCAAAACCGGCGGTTTTTCAGCCATGACACAGGACCAGGGTACAAAACTGGACGGCATGTTCACCAGCGGGTTGCAACACTGGTCGAGCATCGATGAGAAGATGGAGAGCGTCATCGACAAGATGAACACCGCCGAGGGGCATCTTGCCCGTATCGAGGAGAACACCGGCACGAGCGCGTCGCACCTTGGCAAAATAGAGGAAGAGATTCGTAAAATCAATCGTGACGGAGTAAAATGCAAATGATATGGAAAAGATATTAGGCGGTCTGGTACTTGTCAACGGTACCGACATCTGGAGTACATACGGGGTGTTCCTCGTTGAGGACAAGCGCGGCGGGATGGATAACCTGACCGCCATCCTGACCCCGAGCAAGACGAAAACGGACACGGCTGTGAATATCCGGGAGGAGGACGGGGAGAAATATTCCTCCGTGCTGACGCCCAGGAACGAGGCCCGTGACGTGACGCTTCATTTCGCCCTGTTTGGCAAAACGCAGGCCGGCTGGCTGAAGAAGTATTTCGAGTTCATCAATTTCCTGAAGAAAGGCCGTGACGGGTGGCTTGAGATTTCCTTTCCCCAACTTGCCCTGACTCTCCGTGTGAAATATACGGATTGCAGCAAGTTCCAGCCTCTGACCTATCTCTGGAAGGAAGGCGTGCACGCCGGCAAGTTCAAGGTGAAGTTCCGGGAACCTGTCCCGGTCATATAAATGTGATTCAAACCCTATTCAAACGACGTTTAAACAAGATACAGACATGCTGACCATCTATGACAGCAACGGCAACAGACGGACCGATATCGAGGCGGGCGACAGCTCCACCCAGGTGAAGGAGGTGCAGGGTGACAATGTCCTGACACTCTCTTTCACGCATTACGAATATATCGCCCTGGACGTGAATGACCGGGTGGACTTTGAGGGTGAGCGCTACTGGCTGACCGAACGGTACATCCCGAAGCAGAAGAGCGGCCAGGAGTGGGTATATGATTTGAAGTTTTACGGTATCGAGAGCCTGGTGAGACGTTTTCTTGTGCTGGAGACCACCGACGGGAACACCGAGCCTGTGTTCACGCTGACAGCGACTCCGCGTGAACACGTGGCCATGATCGTGAAGTGTATCAATGACGGAATGAACCACACCACCGACTGGAAAGTGGGGCGGGTGGACGGTACGGACCTTATCGTCATCGATTACGAGGGGAAGTACTGCAACGAAGCCCTGAAAGAGATAGCCGAAGCGGTCGGCGGGCAGGCTGAATGGTGGGTGGAAGGCCAGACCGTGAACGTGTGCCGGTGTGAGCATGGCGAGGAAATAACGCTGGGCTACGGGAAGGGACTGACCGGAATCGAACGCGACACGACGGGTACCGACAATTTTTATACCCGGTTGTTCCCGGTAGGCAGCACGCGGAACATAGATCCGTCAAAATACGGGCATAGCCGCCTGATGCTTCCGGGGGGCAGGCAATATGTCGAGATACATACGGAGGAGTACGGCATCTATGACCGTTACGAGCAAGACGCCTTCAGCGGCATTTATCCCCGCAGGATCGGGGCTGTCAGCAGTGTGCGCAGCGAAGATGTGAAAGATGACGACGGCAACCCTTTCACGGTCTATTATTTCAGGGACGACAGCCTGAATTTCGATCCGAACGATTACGAGCTGCCCGACGAGACCAAACGTGTATCGTTCCAGGACGGTGACCTTTCCGGACTGGGGCAGGGTGAGGACCACTATTTCGAGGTGAATTTCAACAGTGCCACCCGTGAGTTCGAGATTATTACGATATGGCCCTATGATGATGACACGCAACTCCCCGGCGGCAAACTTATTCCGAAATCCGGTGACCGTTATATTCTCTGGAATATCCGTATGCCGGACGAATATTACCCGCTTGCCGAGGAGGAGTTTCTTACGGCGGTGGAACAGTTCAATACCGAATGCTGGCAGGATCTTGCCGTTTACAAGGCCCCGACCGACCATGTGTGGATTGAGGAGAACGGTGTTTCCCTGTCCGTAGGCCGCCGTGTGAGACTTGAAAGCGAGGAGTATTTCCCCGAAACCGGTTATCGCAGCAGCCGCATCACGAAAATTACCCGGAAGGTGAACCAACCCGGGGAGATGGACATCGAGATCAGCGATGCCCTGCATAGTGGTGCGTTTGAACGGGTGAATGACAGTATCGGGGAACTGAAAAACTATACGAAGTCAAAGGCGGAGGGTGCCGCGCTTCCTGACATTATCCGTAGCTGGGACAAGACACTGCCTACGGACAACAATCTTTTTTCCGCGCGGAGAAGTCAGGCGGAACACATCAGCAAAAAAAAGAATGACCGTGCAAAGGGGAAGATCACCTTCGAAGCGGGAGCCTCTTTCGGACAGGAGGATAATGCGGGTATTGATGACAAGGGCAATGCCGAGTTGCTGACCCTTGTCGTGCGTGAGTTCCTTCGCAGCCCGAAATTCGTGGACGGTCTTTTCGGTGAGGGGTGGCGGCTGTGGATGGAGGACGCTTTGTCCCATCTTACCATCGACAAGCTGACGGTACGCCAGGTCATGGTAGTATTGGAGCTGCTTATCGAGAAGGTACGCAGCGTTGGCGGCCAGCTGTGCGTCAGCGCCGCCAACGGGAAAATAAAGACCGCCGTACTTGAGGACGGTTACTGGAGGATCACTTTCGAGCAGGACAACAGTTTCCAGGCCCATGACCTGATGCGCTGCGCCACGTTCAGCGGCGGGAACCTGAAAGGGTACTGGGTGGAGGTGGCCGGCGTGGAGGGTGACTCCATTCTCGTAAGTGAGGATGAATTTTCAGGTTCCCTTCCGGAGGCCGGTGACGAGTGCGTGCTGATGGGCAACACGGAGAACCCGCTGCGTCAGAACCTGATCCTGATCTCCGCCACCGAGGACGGTCAGCCCCGCGTGGACGTGATGGACGGGGTGAAGGCGAAGAACTTCACCGGCTGCCTTCGTGCGCGCCTGGGCAACCTGGACGGCATCAGCGATGACTGGTTCCCGGCTGACAACCAGCCGCACGGCAACGGCCTTTACAGCGACAACGCCTACCTGCGCGGGACTTTCCTTCTGGTGACCGGTGAGGACATCAAGACCAAGTTCGAGATCGTGGAGGGGCGCATCACCAGCGCGGTGACCGCCCTAAGGAACGACTTCGCCACGGAGAAGGGCTACCTGAACAACCCCGCCTTCGATGACGGGCTGGAGAAATGGAACACGGAGAACGAGACGGTGTTCTTCCTGGCAGGTAACAAATGGATCTGGGCGAACAACAACGTACTGACCAGAAAGGGCGACGGGGCGA